GAGTTTACAACTGAATTCCAAGTCCAGTGGTGGGAAGCAATCAAGGGTACCGGAGCTAATGCCGGTGGAGAGGCAATCAACTAGACGTTGATTTATTTGATAAATAGTGTATAATAGAATATAAAGACGTTATACAATGCCTAAACTTTTTGGTTTCTCTATTGATGATTCAGATAAAAAACCTGATTCAGTAGTCGCCCCCGTTCCTCAGAACAATGAGGACGGGGTTGACTATTTTATTAATTCTGGTTTTTATGGTCAGTATGTTGATATAGAAGGAGTATATAAAACAGAATACGATCTGATTAGAAGATATCGTGAAATGGCTTTGCACCCTGAGTGTGACAATGCGATTGAAGATGTAGTTAATGAAGCAATTGTGAGTGATCTCTACGACTCACCAATCGAAATAGAACTATCAAATGTAAATGCAAGTGATGGTTTAAAAGATAAGATAAGATCAGAATTTAGACACTTAAAAGAAATCATGGACTTTGACAAGAAGTCACATGAAATTTTTCGTAACTGGTATGTAGATGGAAGATTATATTACATGAAAGTTATTGATGTCAAAAGACCTCAAGACGGAATACAAGAGTTAAGATATATTGACCCGATGAAGATGAAGTTCGTCAGGCAAGAAAAGAAAAAAGGAAATGGTAGAAACGGAAATGGGCTCATAGATTTAAGTAATCTCAAAGATGTAAACAAAAGTGCATATCCAGATATTGAAGAATATTATGTTTATACACCAAAACCTAATTATCCAATTGGTGTAATGTCTCCTGTTGCTTCAGGTCGTGAGAAAAATATCAAGATTGCAAAAGATTCAATCACTTATGTAACATCAGGTTTATTTGATAGAAACAAAGGTACTTGTCTATCATATATGCATAAGGCAATCAAGGCCTTAAATCAATTGAGAATGATTGAAGATAGTCTTGTTATCTATAGATTATCAAGAGCACCAGAAAGAAGAATATTCTATATTGATGTTGGTAATCTTCCAAAAGTCAAGGCAGAGCAATACTTGAAAGAAGTGATGAGTCGCTATCGTAATAAGTTGACTTACAATGCTCAAACTGGTGAAGTCAGAGATGATCGTAAGTTCATGTCAATGATGGAAGATTTCTGGTTGCCAAGAAGAGAAGGTGGTCGTGGAACTGAAATTACAACACTTCCCGGTGGACAGAATCTTGGTGAACTATCTGATATTGAATATTTCCAGAAGAAACTATATCGTGCACTTGGAGTTCCAGAATCAAGAATCGCATCAGAAGGTGGATTCAACTTAGGAAGATCATCTGAAATTTTAAGAGATGAACTTAAATTTAGTAAGTTTGTTGGCAGATTGAGAAAGAGATTTGGTAACATGTTTAATGACATGTTGAGAACTCAACTAATTCTTAAAAATATTATTACTCCAGAAGATTGGGAAAAAATGAGTGATCATATTCAATATGATTTCTTATATGATAATCAGTTTGCAGAACTAAAAGAATCAGAAATGATGAATGAAAGATTAGGTCTTGCAGCCACTGTTGAACCATATCTTGGTAAGTATTATTCTACTGAATATCTTCGTAAGAAAGTTCTTCGTCAATCTGATACAGAAATTGCAGAAATTGATGAGCAAATTCAACAAGAAATTAAAGATGGAATTTTGCCAGATCCATCACAAGTTGATCCAATTACTGGAGAACCTGTGGGTGGAGATTTAGGTGATGTTCCTACAGAAGATGATTTAGAATCTCAAGGTGCAGTAACTGACGCACAGTTATCGAATGATACCAAATCGGCCGAGATATAAATAAAATATATACCTAATCTAAATATGGAAAACATTATTGACATGATTGCGATGGATTCTGAACCTGCAAAGATTTCAGATGAACTTAAAGATCTAATGTATCAAAAAGCAGCCAAGAGAGTTGAAGATCTTCGACCTGAGATTGGTAATGCAATGTTTGATGAAATTGAAGATGAAACTGAGGTAGACACTGAACCACAAGAGGAAGAATAATGTCTAGACTATTAATCAAAGGTGCCGAAGCTGCTTTACCAACTGGGTCAGGTAGTGCATCAACTTTTGATAATGCCACTGTTGTTCGTTTAGTTAATACAGCAACAGGTGCTGACCATCTAGTAACTGTTGTAGAAACTCAGGGTGGAACAACTGTTGGATCTTTCACTTTAATGAGAACAGAAAGTGTATTAGTTGAAAAACAATCTAGTCATTTTATTTTTGCTGCTAACGCTGCAGTCAAAGGATCAAAAGTAGGATATACAAATTAAGAACCATGAAATTAATCACAGAAGAAGTCCAAAAAGTTAAATTTATAACAGAGGGCAAAGGTGCAAATAAAAAGATGTATATCGAAGGTGTTTTCTTACAAGGAGACATCAAAAATCGTAATGGTAGAATGTATCCTGTAAACACTCTCGCAAGAGAAGTTGGAAGATACAATGAAAGTTTTATTAAGAAGGGAAGAGCACTTGGAGAACTTGGACATCCAGATGGCCCGACTGTAAATTTAGATCGAGTGTCTCATAAGATTACATCACTTCGTCAAGAAGGAAAAAACTTTATTGGTAAAGCACAAATACTTTCAACACCAATGGGTAAGATCGCATCTAATCTTATCTCGGAAGGAGTAACACTTGGTGTTTCTTCTCGTGGTGTAGGATCTTTAAAAGAAGATATCTCATCAGGATGTAAAGTAGTTGGTGAAGATTTTATGTTAGCAACTGCTGCTGATATCGTTGCTGATCCATCAGCACCTGATGCTTTTGTATCAGGAATTATGGAAGGAAAGGAATGGGTTTGGGAAGGAGGAATCCTTCGTGAGCAAATTGCTTCCCAAACTAAAAAGAAGATTAACACTTTAGTTGATCAAAATAAATTAGAAGAGCATAAACTTGGATTATTCCAAGATTTCTTAGCAAATCTGTAACATTATAAATAAATACAGATTATTTAAAATCTAATATTCAAATGTCCGTTGGTCAAAATTAACACGAAATGGAAAATGTAGTAACCAAAGGGGCAAAACCGGCAGATCCAATGCCAAAATTGTCCTTATCAACTCCCGGTCAGGGAACAGTTGAAGACTTAGGAGGCCCAACCCCTGAGAATTCAAAACCTGATGATGATTCAAACAAATTGAAAACACCCGGAACAACCTTGAAACAGGTTAAGGATATTGTCTCTAAAGGTGCAAAACCTGCAGATCCAATGCCAGCGGGCATGAAAGAAGAGGAAGAAGTCGAAGGCGAAGTTGTCGCTGAAACTGAAGTCTCAGAAGACGAAGTAGTTTCTGAAGAAGAGACTGCAGAAGTCGAAGAAACTCAAGAAGTTGTTGCCGAAGAGGAAGCAACTGAAGAGGAAGAAGTAGTTGAAGAAGAGCAAATTGACATCGAAGCAGATGTACAAGCACTCTTTGAAGGCGAAGAACTTTCAGAAGAGTTTCAAAATAAGGCAAGAACAATCTTTGAAGCAGCAATTAATTCTAAACTTGCTGAAGTCAAAGAAAGTGTTAAGGCCGAATACGAAGAGCAACTCGTAGAAGAAGTTGCATCTATAAAGTCAGAACTTGAGGAAAGAGTTGACTCATACCTAGAGTATGTGGCAGACGAATGGTTAACAGACAATCAAATTGCTGTTGAATCTGGTCTCAAGACTGAGATGACTGATTCATTCTTAACTGGAATGAAGAGTCTATTTGAAGAACATTATGTAACTATACCTGAAGACAAATATGATGTCATCGAGAGCATGGTAGATAAACTTGATGAAATGGAAGGTAAACTCAACGAGCAAATCGAAAAGAATGTTGCTCTAAACAGGAGATTAGCCGAGTCCTCTGCAGATGTAGTCTTTGGTGAAGTAACCGAAGGATTAGCATCAACTCAGAAGGAAAAACTTGCAACCCTCGTAGAGAATGTTGAGTTTGAAAGTGAAGCAGACTATCGTGAGAAACTAGTTACTTTGAAGGAATCATATTTCCCAAGTAACGCTGGAGCTCAAAGAGACAAGTCGGAGAATTTATCTGAGGAAACAAGCACTCCAACATATCAGGATATATCCAGTACAATGGAAGCATATCTTCAGACAATGAGCCGTGTGTCTAAAAAGTGATTTTTTTATCATAAATTCAAACTAACGAGGTAAATTTTAAATGCAAGCCCCTATCAATCAGGCAGCTCTTGCAGAAAAGTGGGCACCACTTCTAGACTATGAAGGTCTTGATCCAATCAAAGACAATCATCGCAGAATGGTAACTGCTGTTCTACTAGAGAACCAAGAACAATCAATACGCGAAGAGCGTGAATTTTTATCCGAGCAACCTACAGTAACAACCGGTTCATCTGGTGCAACTGCTGGTTTCTCTGCTGGCGCAACCCCTGCAGGCCCTGTAGCAGGTTTCGACCCAGTATTAATAAGTCTCATCAGACG